AAAAAACCACCTATACTTTTAAACATTAGTGAAAGTCCCTCCAACCTGTACCATCATAGCCTTGAAACTTATTGGTAGCAGCATTAAATCTAATCTGCCCTTTCAACGGTGTAGCTTCTGCCGTATCAGGGTTTGTTACGTTACTATTAAGTCGTAGTCGACCACGTATACTCACAGATCCAAACTGATCTTGTTGTACACTGTTACGAAGTTGTACATTATCTGATGATAGCTTATCATTTAAAGAGTCTGCCCATTGTTCCATTTGATTAAGGGCATCGTCTGAAAAAGAATTAGCACTACCCGCATCAAGAAATGACACCGTTGCTGTTGGGGCTGGTTGGGGTGGTCCTGGCCCAACATTTCGTGGAGACCCCGTTGTAAATGTCGTTGAACTATTTGTCATGTTCGGTCGTATGCGGGGAAATCTAGGATAATCTGCCATTGTTACCTCTTACCATCTTGTGTTACATCCATTCTAAAAGATCCTAGTCGCCAGTTAGTTCCACCCGTAGATGTCGAGATCCGAATGATAGCTTGACGACTACGAGCACGTGTTCGTATAAATTGTGTTGTCGGTGTTACAACAAAAGGACCCTTTTCTCTAATCTCGCCGTTTGGAAAGTTTTTAAGTTTCATATTTAAAGTAACACGACCACCATCATTTATTGTAAAGTCTGGAACGATTCTATCCAAGTACATAATACTATCTCCTGGTCCGTATGATGGTGGGGTTGTATCAAACTCAGACGATTCTAAGAAAGCTTCTTGCTTCTGACCATCGGCTGTATATATTCCTTCAGGTTCATTTGTATATAAATAATTCGTCGTGCTAGTTTCTTTACCAGTAGTTATCACGTTTTGAAATACTTCTTTATCTTCCCATGTTGTAAATATAGTTGTACCAAATGTCCAATAATTTTCAACAGGATTATAACTTACATACCTATCGACTTCGTTTGAATCTTTACTAGGGTATAACCATGTCACTTCTCTAAACTCTTGGTTCGTACCTGCGTACACCTTTTCTTTTTGGTCAAAGTTAAAATCGTCATAAACGTAACGACGAACTGTGCATGGTAAAGCTTTGACAGCACCATCATAAACAAAGAAATCTTTTGCACCCATCCAGAATGTACGACCATCTAGTTCTACAGCTGCATGTTGTCCAGCTATACCACAGTTAGAACCCAACTGCCTAAAATTAAATATAAAAGGTGGACCGACAAATTCCATAGCATGTAAAGCATTATCTGTCCAGATTAGTGATTGGTTACGAGTGTTAAGTCCTGTGACTAATTCACTACCATCACCCAGTTGATTCTCACCTGATGTACTACTAACATTTACATTCCAATTTGCATAATCGTTTTGGTCTGACCATCGAACAAGCATCGGATCAAAGCCACTAGCCACACCGTGTGTACCTAAACAAATAACATGTCTATCTTGCTGTGATACAAACATAAAGTTGGAAGCACTTGGGGCTGTTGGTACGACCACGGCTCTACCACTTGTTCCACTTGATTCATCCCAGACATATAGTCTACCTTCTTTTGGTAAAGCTAGTAAGTCTTCACCAAAGTTATCCAAAGACCATTGTCGTAATGGTTGTGTCTGTGTATCACCAGATATACTTGCAGGACTATTCCATGTTCTAGCTCCTGCGACTGATACACCCGCATTATAAACACCAACACCCCAACCAAGTTCGGGAATGTTTTGTGCACCACCTGAATGTATATAGAATTGAAATTTAGATCGTGTTGTTATTGTTGTAGTTGCCGACGAAGCTACTGTTGTATTAAAAGTAAAATTATTAGATGTAGCTGATACAACTTCAAACTGACTATTTAAAAATCTATGATTACCACCAACAGTGGCTGATGATACTAGGATAAAATAATCACCAACTTTAGCACCGTGGCTGTTAGCTGACACAAGAATACGTGTGTTGGAAGCTACTGTTTTATAGGTAACACTTGATGTTGTTGATGTTCGTAGAGGTGTAACATCAAAGTTAGCACCACCTGCGTAAACATACAGATGACTGGGTGTACCAAACGAATGATATTTTAAAGCTTCATTACTTGTAAATGAATGAGCTGATCGACCAGTACCAATGAATGATTGTTGAACTCTCTTCTCGTAACCACGAATGTTTTCTGGTTTACCCGCACGGAACCGTACCTTATCACCATTATACCATCCACCTTTGGAGGCATACTGTGTAGACTCTCTGTCTATCCCCGGTCTGAAATTTACATCAAATAGAATCGTATCGGTGGACATTTATTCTCTCCACCTTTCTCTAAGCCTCATCTGGATTAGCTGGCCAGTGCCATAGATGACCACTAGCTACAGATGTCATTGTTCCGTCACTAGCTGTTGCATAAGTTACATATAATCCTGGAACATCAGTGATTGTTGTAACAGCATTGATAGCTGTCTTCATAGCTTTAGCTTGAGTTCGTACACTGGCTCTCCATGTTTTCCAATCGTCAGCTATAGTTACACCAGCTTCTATTTGACGTGTGGTCATCCAGTCTGACGGTGATAATATTTTATATGCATTGTCATCAACTTGTTCTAGTAATTTTGATTTTAAACCTGATGTTACACTTTTATCTTCATTGGTAACATCTTCTAAAACATGTGCTTTTTTAGCATAATGAATAGCTACGTGATCGGTGTTAAGAGTATAGGTTACACCACCTGTTCCTACATGAGTTCTATTATCTAATGTGCTGGTAATCTGTGTTGGATAAATACCGATATTTTTAAGATCAGCTTTTGTCCATGCACCAAAAATATTACTAGGGTATTGTATACCGTTTATGGTTACAGCTTTTGCACCATGTAGTATTTCAATTACTTGATTGTTTTTTACTATTGCCCAAGACATAATACTCCTTTACGTATGTTTCTATTATTAAATATTTGTTTCATATATACAACCCTATCGTGCAGTTACAGGACTCGTGCCATCACCCACAAATGGATGTTCAGCAAATGCCATGTAGATGTATGTTCCACCACTTGCATTTAACCAAGCACCAGTGCTTCTCCATTTAAAACCATTGGACAATATATCAAGTGTTGATGTACCACCTTCAGCAGTAGTTCCATTTGGAAATAATGCTTGATTTGTACTTGGATTAATTGGACTTCTTTTTGTGTCCCATATTTGCCAATCATAACCAGCACTATCTCTTCGTTTCACCAATATCCAAGCTGGTTTAAATCCTGTGTACACAAATTTACCATCTGTATCTCCATTTCCAGAGTAGGATCCAAATTTTGAGTAACCATCAATTCCTGTCCAGCAGTACGCAACATAATCATAATTTACTCTGCCCGTTTGTAAATCTGAGCTTACAGTAAATACAGAAGAAGTTGGATCTGTATCTCCAAAGTATGGCCAATCTGTTTCAGCATTAGTAGCATCTAAATATAAAACTTTATCTGATGGGTCACTTATCCCTGCATGATAAACAGTCCATTCATGGGCATTGGTTTCACACTTAACAATAATACAATCGGGTTTTTGTCCTAATCCATGACCGACAGTACCAGCAACAGTACTTCCAGTACCTGAACCGTCATATCGCACAATACTAAATCCAGCAGTTGTATTAGCTTGAACAGTTGAGGAAAGTGAACCATCAGTATTACTTGCAGTAGTACCACCATTTGCTACCCAGTTCCAGCTAACAAAAGAATCACCACTTGTGTTTGTATTTACAGCATCTCCAGTTTGAAAACCACCCTTTAAAAATTTATGTAGACCATTGTTTTGTGTTGCTTCAACACTAGTGCTATTAGAGTAAAGTTCCTTCATAACACCCCTACTTGAATCATACAAAGTATGAAAATAACTAGAATTATCTCTATCTTTAATCCAAGTTAAACCAGTTATACCTTTATCTGTTTCTGGCATACTATCTTGGGTTAGCATTTTAAATCCAGTAGGTACACTATGATAAAAATTTCCATTACCATCACTATCTGAATTACCACCTGCTGTTTCATAACCAGCAAAAGTTCCATTATCACCAAAGTTCCAAATAAAAGTAATAGATGTATTTGATGTGGCTGCAAACATAGGTGTTTTGTTATTGTCAAAGGGTATGCTTCCAACTAAACTTCCAGAGTTATTATAATATGAAAGTAAACCATTATCTATATCTAAAGCCATACCTACAACATCACCTCCTGCAATAGTTTCACTAATAAATTTAACAAATGTATTAGTACCATTTACTTGTTGATAAAACCCTCTATCTCCATAACCTACAGCAGAGTTCCAACCACTACCATTATTATTTCCTGGATAATACATACCACTTGAATAATTGTGCATATCTTCTTGAAGAAGTACTCCAAGGTCCACAGTATTACCACCTCCATCACCACTAACTCTACATTCAGCATAATATTTACCTGATTTAGGTCGTAAAGTTGGAACCATGGGATAACCTGTATTTGTTCCATTTGTGTAATGTGTTAAATTACCTTCATATAATACTTGAGAATAACTAGGATTATATGGTCTTATTGTAGGTAGATTATTTGTAGGTGTGTCATTGCGTTGGTCAGATGTTGTTAAACCACTAGATGTAAAATCATTTGTGTTTCCACTGGTGTCGTCTCCGAGTGCTGAATCTGTACCAAACTGTAATCTAAAACCATTAGTGCCGTAAGTAATTCCAGTTAATGTTTTTGGAATCCATAATCCAGTTGAGGTATTAGTTAAACCGAATGTTGATGGTGTTAGTGCTGTGCCATCTACTTGATTAAATTCTGCAAGGTAGCCATCAAAATCATAACTACCACTAGTTGTACTACCAATTCTAAATGTTGCTGAACTATAATTAAACTGTGTATCATCAGCAGAACCAGCATTTGTTTGTGTTGAGAATGAAGTAATCCTATCTCCATCAACATACAATTTAACTCTATCGGCTGCTGTACTATCGTTAGTGTTGACAGATAACATGATATGATACCATTTACTGGTATCTTCGAATGTTCTATTTGTAGTGTAAAGATGATTAGATGGTGACCCTATTCTAGTAGAAATTGTATTATCAGCATTAAATCTTATATATCCATCATTACTTGATGAACCATCATAAGTATCAAAAATATGTTGTACTGCACCTAAAACACATCTTTTCACCCAAACAGAAATAGTAAAGGTATCTCTATCCCCAGCATCATTCGTTCTTGATAAATAAGGGTTATCACCATCATTAAACATACAACTTTTAGCAATCGTGCCATTATCTGTAAAAGGTAGGAACTTACCAACACGTTGACCCTGTCCATTACCAGAATAAATTATTGGAAAGAAATGTTCTTCGCCATTTGTTATTGTTGGTGCTGCCATATTAACTCCCTAAATTCTTTGTACACAAAGCCTTAAATCCACTTGGTACACTATATTTAAAATTACCTCTTCCACTTGCATCACTATTCCCACCAGCACTAGTAGCACCAGCAAATGTGCTATCTTGCCCAAAATTTAATACACCAGTTAATGATGAATTTGATGTAGCCGAACCATCGCCAAAAAGAATCATAGCTGGTAAAGATGAACTTCCTGCTGAGTTACTTCCTGTCGCAGGATTACCAGAGTTTTGCCATGTTCCATTTATACTAAACCAAACCCCAGATGTATTAACAGCAACACCAATAATATCTCCTGCTGACCACGCAGAACCATATGACCCTACACTACTATTACCATTTGAAAGAAAACCAATACCACCAGCATATATATACTGCGATTGTTTTTCTGCTGAGCCTATTGCTGTTGCACGCATTTCAAAATACCAACCACCAGAGTTTGGCACCTCAATCGTAGCATTGTAAGTACCATAAACACCAACTGAATCTGAACCAGTAAATTTAAGGTTTCCCTCAGATAATGGAACTGAGTCTGCAGCATTTCGTATTACCCAATCTAAAGGGTTTATTGTAGCAAAATTATTCGTAGGTGTATCAAAAACTTGGTCGTGTGCTGCAAGTCCACTTGTACTAAAATCATTACCATTACCCGATTCGTCGTCTCCTAAATCTGAAGCATCTCTGCCATCAATATGGAAACCATTATTTCCAAATGTCAGACCACTTATATCTTTAGGAATCCATATTCCTGAACTATTAAATTCGCCAAAACTATCACAACTTAATGCTTGTCCATCTATAAATACCATTTCTGCAACATAACCATCAGAATGACCACCACCATATACTGGTTCACCAATTCTATGTGCAACTGCTGTATTAATTCTTGATGCTAAACCAGAACTAGGATATGTTGCTGTTGAAAAATCTGTCATTCTTTGTCCGTTAACATAAGCTTTCATTCTTTCTGAACTTACTCCATTACTACTATCAAATACAAATACAAAATGATAAAATGCTGAAGGGTCCCTAAATAATTGAGTGCTTGTTAAATTATAATTATAACTTGATGATGTTCTTTTCCAAAAATAAAGCTTTTCATA